AAGCTTTGGTAGCATTATTTAGACACAGCAAAATATATAGGAATGAGGCAGAACAGAGATTAAGATATATTGCGTTTCCTGATCAACTAGCTAAAAAACTAGAACAAGAAAAAATCTGGGATGAACAATGATTTGTAAACGTTGCGAAAAGCATATACCAGACTTGTGGAACACATATGACAAACTACATTGTAAACATTGCTACACATATTTAGCAAACGTTGAAAGAAGAAAAAAATACGGAGGTGAACAATGCCTAAGATAGGAAAAACAAAAACGCCAAAAACATTTACGCTAAGCATATCAACACTAGCTTGGTTAGATGAATACTGCATAAAAATTAATAAAAAAATGTCAGCAGTTGTAGACCAGTTAATAAATGAAAAACGCAAACAAATGGAAAATAAAAAAGCGCACAAATATTGGTGTATATCGTGCAGTAAAGATACATACAGAGAGCTAAACGATAAGGAAGAACCAATATGTGTTAATTGTAATACGGTAGACGAAGCTATATTATACGCTAGAAAAATGCATCAAGCTTAAGTATACAACCGTAGGTTGACAACCTATGGCACCAAGACGTAAGGCTCCACGACGTAGAGCAAAGAAATCATTTAACATCTCTGCCATAGAAGCAGGGACAGCACTAAGTTTAGCACAGTCAACAGGCGCAAGTAGCGCAGTAGATTCAATGTTACAAGGTAATTTTAAAGGCGCATTAAGCACTTTAGAAAGCAATGTAATGGCAAACAAACAGAAGATCACGGCAACCTTAGCAGGTGCCGCAGTAGCAAAGGCATTATCCAAAGGATTTATGTCAGGCACACTCGCGAAGTTAGGACCTATTCGCGTAAAACTTTAGAGGTAATTAATTATGGCATTTTATAGAACAAGAGAAGGGGCAGTTACTGCCGCAGACAGCTTTACGGCATTGGGAAGTCTATACGGACAATCCACAACCGCCGCAATACAAGTTCCAGCAGGAGCAACACAAATCATTGGTATTATGGCCAGTGTAGCAAGTGACAGCGCAACAAATGGCGCAACCACCTTCGCCGTGCAATTGTCTGGAGACGGACTAAGCAACGGACAAGAAACACTTTGCATAGGATCACAGGGAGTTGACGGAACACCAGCCTCGAACGGCTCAGGTAACCCATCAGTAAACTACGACGTAGCAATCCCATGTGTTGGATCTAACCAAGTTTCTGTTGCAGTTGCAATGGACACAGACATTGGAACACTATCTGCATCTGTAACCTTAGTATTCGCTTAGAGGCATAACCTATGCCTTACGAACGCACAGGATACGCCCCCTGGAGTTTAACCAGGGAAGCAGGCGTCGAGTCCGCAACAGTAGACGGAACCATACAAGTTCCCCAATATGTATACCCAAACTTAGATACTGGGTTTATTGATGAAAAGGGAGTATGGCAAGGACGTAAGAGTAGTGATAGATCCTTTATTGGAATAACAAAAGGAGAAGGAATAGCAAATGGCGCAGAAATTTTCGCACCTGATACCAATACCTTCCCTGCAATAGACATGACTGGGTTTAATGACCTAAATATAGCTATTAAGGTAAGTAATGGAGGGGACTTTAGAGTGGAGGCTGTAATGGGTCCCGATACAGAGTCTTACGCTAACTTATCGCCAGTTAACCCCCATGTTACATTAAGGGGTTTAGTTTTTCCATATGGCACAGCAAACGACTTTGAAAATATATTTGTAGATACTGCGGAATCAATGACTGCGGATGTTTGGAACATATTTATGATTAAAAGCGTTTTTTCTAATCAAAAGTTATTACAACTTAAATTAGTAAACAATACTGGCGGCGCCAGTGATATAGAATTTGGATTTATGAGGTTAGTATAATGAGATTTACTAAAGCAACAGCTAAAAAACGATTATTAGAAGCTAAACGTAAGATAGCAGCAGTTATAGCTTTTCAAGAAGGATATATTACAACACAAGATAGTAATAAACTGTTTAAAATGCAAACAGATTTACAAAACGTAATACGTAAATTATGATAGCTGAATTACTCTTAATAGGGAAGCTACTGGGGAAAACCGATTTGTCGAAGTCTACACCATCTCCAGTAGTTCGCCCGAAGTTCTTTACTAAACCAACAAAACCTAAAACGATCACACCGCCCACAAAGGAAGGGCCAGCGCTCGGGCTGAAAAAATACTTCTAATGAAACCGTGGGAAAAGTGGTTAGATGATGAAAGGTCGTTTGAAAACATTGTCATTCGACTCATCGTTATTTCTTACCTTATTGAGAAAGGTCTTACGGCGGGAGTGATCTAATGGCATTGAGTAAATTAGTTGACCTTATATTTAGAGCGCAACAAGCCGCAGAAGCATACAGACGTTTACAAGACGAGGATGATGAATAATGCCGTTTGCGTTAGTGCCAGATGGCTTTGAATTAAAGAAGGTTACAAAGTTACAGAAAGACGCAGTAGACCGTTATTATAGACATGAGAACGTTAAGGCATTAATTGACAATCCTGAAATTATAAAACAAATTATAATCACTGGCGTTGCTTTGTTAGTAGCACGAGAAGGTAAAGAAGCATTAGACGAGTTAAAGGCATTGGGCGCAACCATACCTAAAGCGGCTGAAGATGCATACACTAAGAAGCGCGACGTTGGTGCGCCTGTTGGTGTTAGTTTACAAGACATAGTTGATGAAGGGTTAAAGCGACTAGGCTTATGAATCCTGACCTGATAATCCTCTTTACAGGGGAGATTTTGATTATACTTGCTCTCTATCGTTTTCTCTTAAGAGACTGGGTAATACAGAAATGGGAAGAGAAGATAGAAGAGGAAGGTTGGTTGCTGGTTAAGCTGGAACCAGTAATCGAAGAGATAGACGACCGCGTTCATGATAAGCTTCAACAGTTTCAGGATTCTTTTTTTGGTTCTGTTGGGGCCATGACTAAAAAAGCTAAGAACATGGATCCTATGAATAACATACGCAAAGCCGCTAAAGACGGTGATTGGACTAGTATGTTAGTAGAGTATGCGGCTAATAAGGCCAACTTAGGACATCTCTTAGCCAACGAAAGCTCTGAGAAAGATGAAAAACAGGGGGTAACAGGCAATTTTAAGCCCCCAATACCCACCAAACTTAAGGATTTATTACATAAATAAAATAATTACATTATAAATTAAACAAGAAACCGGTTTCTTTTTATTTTTTTTGTGTGGCTTACTTTTTATTGTTTTAAAATAATGTAATTATTATATAGGAGTTTGTATCTCTGTGTTTTATGGGTGTATTCGACTTTGAAGAAAAGAGATTAAGACAGCAAGAAATCGAAGTGAAAGCTTTGGTAGCATTATTTAGACACAGCAAAATATATAGGAATGAGGCAGAACAGAGATTAAGATATATTGCGTTTCCTGATCAACTAGCTAAAAAACTAGAACAAGAAAAAATCTGGGATGAACAATGATTTGTAAACGTTG